AACCGAGTTTGGCGGCTCCACCCATCTGCGTTAGTGCCTCTTTGGTCCCTCGCATACCGGCATCGGCGTAGAGTTTTTTGAGTTCCTTGACCAACTTGGTTTCATCGGACTTGACATTGTGTTCGACTGCGTGGCGAGCGATGGATTTCTTTTGGGGGTCAGCCGCCTTGCTCACATCCTCGTTGGCGGCGATGGCCTGACGGATTGCTTCGTCAACACCGCTGAACATTGAACGCAACACCTCATCAAGGCGTGGCTTGTAGTACCGCTCAATTTGATGTCGGGCTTGGATACCCGGTAGTTGGCTGACCTGCCGCTTGTTCAGCGGCTCGGGTAAAAAGGGTCGGGTTCCACGGCTTTCTCCTCACCGAGAACTCGCTTGGCCCATGCGTATCCGGCATCGCCACCCCATGCGTACCACGCCACCTTGCCGGGGCTTGGGTCATCCCACTTGGGGCTGTCCTTATCGCTTTGGTGGCGGTCAAAATACGCTTTCATGCGGCGTAGGGTCGTGAGGCTAACCGAGGCACCACGGGCAAGGTCTGATGCTCGCTTGCGGCCAACATCGGTGAAGCCCGAACCAGCCTTGCCATCAGCGATCCACTCAAGGGCTCGCTTGGCGGCATCCTGAACATCTTGGGGCGGTGTGTAGCCATCACCCTTGACCAGCGTTTCGGCGGTCTGGTTGAGTTCGTAGGCATCATCCTCGTTGATGTAGTTGAACACGAAGTCACGCCATGTTCCCTTAGCAACACGGGCTTTGACGAACTTGGCAAACGCCGCTAACTCAAGGTGCGCCGTGCCGCTCGGACTGACGGACTTTTCGGGCTTTGCGCCTTGTGCGCTTTCGCCTTGTGCGCTTTGGCTTTCTTGGGCTTGGTCTTTTTGGTCTTGTAGGTGTAGTAACCGGCCATCAGCCTCATCTTTCTGTTCGACAGTTTCCCCATTGTCAACCAACAAAGTTCCCTTGAGGAACATCGGGCCTTGAGGCGTGACGATAAACGGTTCATCAGCCTCGGGCATTTCGTACAACGGCAAGCCGAGTTCGCCACGCACATCGTTCAAAGTGCGCTGACCCGAGTTGATAGCCACTTGGTAGGTCTTGGCCTGCATCTCCTCGTTCTGCGTTAGGGCGTTGTCGTGGAGAACAAAGGTCACATTTTTGTCGGCACCGAGATAACGGCGGCAAAGGTTGTTCACCATGTCGGTCAGGAAGTTGACCAACGGCTTTTGCGTGATGGTCTGCGCCTGATCCATCTCACCCTGATGTTCACCGGCACCACCAAGACCCGAGCGAGGCACCACACCGAGTTGACTTGGGCTCACACCAAAGGCCGAACCAATGCGCTTGATGATGAATTCGTCATAATCCGACTTGTACCGTTCGTCAATGGTCGGCATGGCTTGGGGGTGGAAGCCCTTTGGCAGAACCTTGACACGGTGGCGCTCGGCGTTGGAGCCCATCAGTTTGTCGTTGAACACACGCTCAAACTCGGCCAACTTGCGTACATCCATCTCATCGCTGTCGGTGACCATGAAAGTCATTGGCAGGGTGCCGGTGGTGTATTCGCTCAACAACCAAGTCTGACGGTTGAGATACCAAGTTGCGGCAGGCACAACTTCCTCAACGCTTGAGAAACCATACGGGCTCCATGTGCGGCGGTTGCGAACGAAGTACGAGAGTTGGTCTTTCAGGAACTCGCCAGACTTGCCGGGTGCGTTGTAAAACTCGCCATCAGCCTCGGCGGTTGCTTGGTACTCACCACGAGGGAAGCCCCAAAGAATTTGCTGGTACGCAGGGTTAGGCGGCGTAGGCACGGCACCACGGTTGTCCAACAGAACCTTGATGGTCGGGCTGTCAATGATTTCAAAACCGAGAACATCGCCACCGAGTGTGTAGCGAGCGTAGACCGGTGTGCCATCGAAAGTCAGGTGTTGCCACAAGAACTCGGTGATCCACTCAACCCATCCACGCCCCAAGTCGGGGTACGGGTTTTCCCAAAACTTGCGGAGGCGGTCTAGTTCCTCGCCGTACTCCTCACGAGCAATGGTCATGGCCTTAGCGTGAGACACATTGCGCTCGTTCATGATTTGCGTGACCACGGTTGGGTCAACGGTGAACGACCAATCCATTTTGGTGATGGATGAGATAACGATTTCGATGCAACGGTGAACCACATCGCATTGGTCTGCGAGGGCTCGGAGAATTCCCCACGGCACATTTTGATTGGTGAGGTTGAGGTTCCACGCAACGGGGTACTCGTAGAGGCGTGGTAATGCACGGCCTGTCTCGGGGTCTACCGGATCAAGCGGTGCAGGTAGGAAAGGTGCGGCAGGGCCGAGTTGCGAACCAAACGCTTCGCCCATGCGAGGCAACGGGTTGGCTTGGAAGCCCGGCGTTTGAATAAGACCCTGACCGGCGGTTGGCTCGTTGGGTGTGCTGGCGTATGGAGCCGCCGATGCATACGGCGTAGAGGCCATGTTGTTCGTGGCTTTGACTATCTCGCTAACGATTTCCCGGATGGTTTCCGTTTCGTTCTTTCTGCGAAAAAGTGGCATTGGTACCCTGTCTCTATGTGTGCCGATTGGACTGACCATGTTTGGTCTGCCGTTCGGTTGGTCTGGTCTTGCGAGATTTGCGGTTTGGTTGACTTAGGCTTCACACGGCTACTGCGAGAAGTCTGGGAAGCCTACGGTTGTCTTTGTGGTGACTGCCTCAACGAGCATCTGACCACAACTTGAACACACGCTGGCATCGTACGGGTTCGGGTGCGAACACGATGGACACAACGGGGCAAGTTCAGCAAAGAACCTGTCAGCCGCACCACCTATCACAAGCCCCAACTCAACGATGCCGTGAACAAGCGCATCAAGTCTGTCGGGTGATGTTCCACTATCGGGAACCCACTCGGTCATCTGTTCCTCAAGACTAGCAAACGCACCAACATGAGACACACGGCCTTGCTCATAGAGGGCCGCCACGGGCTCGGCTCGTAGTCGTTTGCCTTGCTTGGCGGTAATGCCCTTGTAGGGAATTGTCGGGCTCACGGATCGGATGGTCTGTTCGATGAAGTCACCGCCCTGATTTTTCTCGGCCACTACTCGGTCTGCACCAAAGTCCTCGTACGCCTGCACCACTCGCTTCGCCCAACCCAACGGGGTGTCACGGCACGAGCGGTCAGCCATCACATAGGCACGGCCATCGGTTCCCTTGCCAACTACGACAATGCCGGTTTCGTCACTATCGTCACCGCTGGTCACCGCAGGGTCAACGGCCACCACGATCCGCACCATCTCGGGTGCCTCTTTGACACGGGTGGCATCTATGTCGGCGGCTCGCCACAATGCACCCTCAACATCCTCAAGCACCTCACCGTAGAGTTCCTGCCGACCAATGCGTGTTCCCTCGTATCGGGCTCGCAGTTCGGTCAAGGCGGCTTCGGACAGGTTGGCGGCGTTGTCGAAAGTGGAGCCTCGGGTGATTGCCACCGAACCATCCTCACGCTTCAACAGGTCTTTGAGTAGGGCGGTGGGGCGTGGCGTGGTGGTGATGACCACTTGGGGGTTGCCGATACGCAGGGCAGGAACCAAGCCCTCTGTCCAAGTCTCCTCGTAGCGCCATGCGGCGAACTCATCGCACCATGCCCCGGCAAGGTTCAGACCTCGGGAGCGGTCTGGTTCATCGGCACTAACCATGTGGATCACCGAGCCGTTGTTGAGATACAGCACACCGTTGGACTTGTTGTAGAACTTGAGCGCCCCGGTTGGCAGGGCTTTCAAAATGCCACTTGGCCCCTCAACACAGACACGGCGAACATCGCCGTAGGTCGGGGCAACCACGGCGTACTCGGCAGGTTCGTTGAGCATCGCTTGCTCCACAAGCCAACGAGCCCCTACCCATGTCTTGCCGAAACCACGGCCTGCGAGGATGAGCCAATACCGCCAATCGCCCTCGGGTGGAAGTTGGTTGGGCCGGGCTTTGGTTCGATACTCACCGTTGATGAGGTCTTGCCGTGCTTGGTCGGCGGCCTTGCGTTGCTCGGTTAGTGCGAGGTCACGGAGCCGGTAGAGGTCAAAGAGTTTCTGTTGCGCTGTGTTCAAGTGCGGCCTCAAGTCTGATGATTTCGGCTTGGATGGCATCAAGGGTGATGACCTCGTGCTTCACGGGCTGGTCGGTTCCCTCAAGTTTGGACCGCTTCTCAATCAGTTTGAGAACCATCTCGGCGGCCTTGAGGTTGCCAGCCATCGCTTCGGGCCAATAGGTAGCCATGAGTTTGTCCAACTGCTCACGCTGAATTGACCGGTACTCCTCAACCGCTTCGGCAGGGATGGCGGCGAGGGCTCGTTGTACCCGGTTGTATCCCGTGGCTTTGGTGGTGCCTTGTGTGTCGGCAATCTGCTGGTAGGTGTAGCCAGCCGAGCGTAGGCGTAGTGCCTCGGCATCTAGGTGGGCTTGTTCCTCGGTTCGTTGGAAGCCGGTGGGTGAGGCGTGTTTGGTCATTGTTCAGATACCTGTGGGTTTAGTCGAACAGCGTGGGTTCGGGTGTTTCGGCCTGTTCGGTAGCCCATGCTACCCGTGCCTCAATAATCGGCCAATAGTCCTCGGTCATCTCGCACCCAATCCACTCGAAGCCCTCAAGCGTTGCGGCCACGGCGGTTGAACCACTACCGAGGAACGGGTCTAGGACTGTGCCGTTCGGTGGGGTGACGAGTTTGATGAGGTAGCGCATTAGGGCTAGGGGCTTGACGGTGGGGTGAAAGTTCTGTTGCTTTGCCTTGATAGAGCCATACTTGCCACCGGCACTAGCGGTTTCCAATGAGCCATCCTCACGGGTTTCAGCAGTTAGCCCACCGCCACCTGTGGTTTGGATAGCCTCAAAATCGTCAAGACCAGCGTTCCGTTCTGACTTAGATGCCTTAGCGCAGTAGAAGAAGCGAGCGGCTGAGCCTGAGTCACCGTAGCCGAGGTCATCCATTGGTGGTTTGAGATTATCGCCACCAAAAGTGTTGCCCCCAGACTTGCCTCTGATAGCCACGCCTGACTTGCTCACAGGGAACCCTGCCAGCACTTCATCTGACCCGTCATGGATTACATTGGCAGGCCAGCGACCGGCGTTTAGTTCACCAATGTCCACCGTTCCGTTGATGCCTTCGCCATAAATGCCATTGGATGCTCCTTCTGGCTTGCTGGCTTTGTAAGTGCCACCGTCAGTTCCCACCCTTGACCCGTCAATGTTCAGCGCACCGGTTCCATAGGTCAGGACATTGTTAGCCACCGTACCGATTAGGGGTTTGCGAGCGACCACGATTGGTTCGTGTGCTGGTTTGAGTGCCGTTCCCCAGCCTTGCCATTGTTGGGCCTCGCTGCTTTGTGGCTCCGGTGGTACATAGCCATTGGTGACCGGATTGGGCAAGTTGGCATCGGTGCGCCCAGCCACCGTGAAAGCCTTAGCCTCGTGTTGAAGCAGACCGGCTGCCTTGTCTATGGCCTTACTCACATCCAGCGACTTCGGGAACCCTGAACCGTAGAGCCACATGATTTGGTCACGGATTTCGAACCCTGCATCCTCAATGGCAACGGTCATCCGGTGGTAAGTCCGTGAGCCGGAGAAAGCCAGCAGGTGTCCACCGGGCTTTAGACCCCGTAGGCACTCGGCCCAGAGGTCGGCGTTGTATGCGATGCCGGAGTTATCCCATGACTTACCCATGAACCCGAGTTCGTAGGGTGGGTCAGTCACGATGCTGTCTACCGAGTTGTCGGCCAGCGTTTTGAGTGTGTCTAGGCAATTCCCCTTGAGCAACATAATTTCCCCTTACTTGAACGGTGGTACTTGGGTCAGAACCGGTGGGCCGTACACGCCCGGTACATGAGCAATGGCGGCTTTCACGGCGTTGAGGCATGAGTTCATGTCAATGTGGTCGGCGTACAGCGAGCCAAGTGCAACGGCGGCTCCGGTGCCAATAGCCCCGTAGGTTGCCCCTGTTGGTGAGGGCTTGAGTTCGATGACCGAGCCCTCGGAGATTTCGTACAAGCGGCCTTGCTCAAGAAACAGAAACGAGCAGTCCGAGTAGGTGTCTTTGTTCCAATGGCGTTCAAACTTCGCCAACTTGCTTGGGCCGGTTGTATCCCATAAAAACCGAAACGCCGCCCGACCTTGAGCGATGTTGCCTGCGTAGCCAACCACGGCTTCGTCATAGAAGTTCACAACCTTTGGTTCGGCCATGAGGCTGTAGAGGTCACCGTCAGACACCCCGATGTCAGCCGCCATGTAGCCCCAACCGGGCTTGGTAATGAGCCCTGCAATGACTGTCATACGCACCCCTGCTGTTTCGTGTTCACTTAGTCTACTTCACCACATCGGGGGCATGGCTCCCATCGGTTCGGGCGTTGGCACCCACAGGTGGGGCAAGTCATGTCGGGGTCGGCGGTCACGGTTGCACCGAAAAGAATTGGCATTGGGCGGCATGGATTTCCACAAAGCCCTCTCGTGCCGTGTAGATGGTTTGCTTGTAGACCGTGGGGGCATCTCGGACTTGGGCGGCGCTGATTGACAGTATGCGGTTTCGGGGTTCGTTCAACATGAGGAAGTAGCAGTTGTCGTTGGCAAACTTTCGCTTGCGATCCGCAATGTGAACCGTGGGAAACGGAAAAGCCTCGCCTGTCCAAGCGTGTTTGACTTCAACCTCCCACCCAACGGTTCGCTCGGGCAACACGGCAATGATGTCTATGCCGTATTGGTCGGGGTTCACCTCTGCCGGGTAGCCGAGGGTTTGAAGCCACGCCACAACCTTGTGCTTGGCGTTGTCATCTTGGTCGTACAACTCACGGTCAAAGGGCTTTCTCATGGGTGGATGAGTTCCGCTTTCCGGTGGTCACGCCGCCACCTCACGAGGTTCCTTGCGTACACAGGTGCGTAGAACAGGCTCGCAACCACAAAGCCCCATTGGTGGGTAGTGGCTCCGTAGACCGCCCACAGCACGGTGTTGGCGAGTAGCACTAGCCAGCCGTACCAATGCTTTCGCCCGGCGATGAGCGCACCCGTAAGGCCGACACCCTCAAGTACCCATGACCACATGGCTACACCCGGTTTTCGATGTAATCAAGAAACAGTTGGTCAGCCCTGTCGGTCACCACTTGGCGATCCGGCAGGTTCAACGCTTGCTCGGCGGCCTCAAGCAATGCCTCGTATGCATCCAGCATCACGATGACATCGCAGGGCCAATCGGCCTCTGCACACCAAACGCACTCCGGCCCCTCGTCATAACAAGCGCCACAGGTGCAAGGCTGGTGCTTCTCTCGCAGGGCTTGGCGTTCTTCGGCGTTCACCCTCAACCCCACTTGATGAGCGACACGGCGATGACCATGCCGGTTGTCCAAATAACCCAAAAGGTCATAAACCACACATCCCCTCGCACTCTTGGTCAAATAACGACATCACGCCCAACTCCTCATCGGTTCGTAGGTCTACCTGCGCTAAAGGGATACGGCGGCGGTGAAAATACACTTTCCCCTTGATAGATGGCAACAGTTCCTGTTGGTTCTCATGTATTGCGGCCTCAAGTTCGGCTACTTCGGCAAACTCATCTGGCGATGTTGCAATGATGTGTTGCCACTCGGCATCAGAGTGAAACGGGCAACCAAGACACGATGACCGAGGTGGTCGTGGGAAACCGTTTTGCTCCATCCACTCAATACACATTTGCCGTGTGATGCGGCGGTCAACAAGTGGGTACTCGTTGACAATCCACGGGTAAAACGGGTCTTTCATACGGTGTGCTTCATCCCATGAAATGCCAATGACCGATGTGACTAAGTGTTCCTTAGACCGTTGACCCGGCACAAGGCCAGCAAGTTCACGGTGTTTTTTTTGCAACGGCTTTAGTTTGTATCTTTGTGTGCATTGGCGGCGAACCATGCCCCTTGAACCATCTGCGTTGACTGTGAACCACGGTAGGTCGGCAAGGCCATTTCGTTGAATAGTGCCTGCGCTCACTTTGTGGAACTCAATGCCGTTTGCTTCCATGATTGGCACCAATGCCTCAAGGTGTTCGTAGACCGCTTTGGGTTCCCATCCCGTATCGGAGAACACGGCGTGGTCGGCTTTTTGTATTTCGCCTTTCACCATCATCATCAAAAGTGTTGTTGATTGCACCCCTGCACCAAGCGACAAAATGCGGATAGGACACGGTGCATCGGTAGTCTCATCAAGACCACACTCGGTGCAAATCATTACCGGCCCAACAGCATCCCATTTATGTTTTTTCATAGTTTCTCTCCACACTTAGGGCAGAAGGTTAGGCGCAGGCGAGCGTGGATAGGGCCATCGCTGCCTTCATTGACATAGACCAAGTGGTTGCACTCAACTTCAGTTTTGAGGTCGGTGGGGTTTAGGTTTTCGGCGTTCATCAGTTCACTCGCTCAATGAACACAACGGTGTAGTCAATGACCTCACCGGCTTCGTTACGGATCGGGGCGAGTTCGGCAACCCATGAGGCCGCATCGTCAACGCTCCACGAGCCGTAGGTTTCGGTTCCCCACTCAAAGAAATGGTGGTTGGTCTGCTCGGCAAGGTGCTGTAGGCGGTCTGCTTCGTAGACCTCCATGCCGTTCAAAGCGTGGTGGGCGGCGATGACCTGCGTGGCAATGTCAAGGTTGGCAGGCATTAGGCATCCCATCCCAAACGAGCCAATTCCTCAACTGCAGGGCGAACCAGCGTGGCGTTCTCAATCTCCAACTCGCTCAACTTGTAGTAATCGTCACGGTCACTATCCGCTGGCTCAAGCAGGGTGTATTCGATTTCGCCCTGTGGTGTGATGTCATCCATCGTGATAACGATTTCGTAGACACGAAATTCCTCGCCCCTGTAAAGCACGATGTCATCAATCTCAAACTTGGTTGTGAAATTCATTACTTTGCCTCCTTGACACGCAAGACCCGACTGCCGGGCTTGCTTTCGGTGAACTCGGCAACGATGGCAGGGTGAGCCGCCGCAAGTGCCTTTGTGTTCAACGACTGACGGGCTTTGGTGGATTTGTAGGTCACCAATGTTTCGCCCTCGTAGGTCAGGCTTTCAGCCGACCCTAAGACTTGTTCGATCCGAGCCCGAACCGCCGCAAGGCGCTCCTCGTGGGCTTTCATAGTGCGTTGCAGTTCGGCGTACTCACGAACCAAATCGGCGGAGAAGTCATCGGCCTCAACGCTCACGCCCTCAACGCTTTCGGGAAACTGTGCCTTGAGAACATCAAACTCTGCCGGTACGCCGATGGCCTCCGGTGGGATGTTGCCCTCAACGCATTGCCAAAAGGTTTTCTCATTTCGTGCAAGGCGGTCAAGTTGTTCGTTGGAGTAGGTGCGTTCACGGATCGCCAAACCCTGACCACCGAGCAACGCACAAAACACCACATCACGGATGCCAATAACGGCGGCGTAGTGAGCGCCCTGCCACCAATAGGTTTCCGGCACACCGTCATCATCCCACTCACGGCTAGTGCGGCCCACGATGCCGTTGGTCTTGATTTCCAAGATGGCTTCGATGTTGGGGCGGTCATCCCAACTTTCAACCTGCGTGACGGTGCCACGAGGGAACTCGGCCTCACGGTAGCCAGCCTCAACAATGAAGTAGTCGCAGTTGGCAAGCATGAACGGGTGTTGGATGGAGCGCAAGATGACCGGGATGGCAACCACGGCCTTGTTGGTCACATGAGCGAACCGTTGTGCAACGGGCAGTTCCAGCAGATTGCCCCACTCGGTTGCCTCGTTGCCTTGAAAGGTGTTGGTGACTACGCCGGTCTTATCGGCCCACACGGTGTACGGACTTGACCACTTGCTACGGCCAAGAACTGCCGCCGCTTCGGAACCGCCGATGCCGTTGCGCCGATGGTCAAGCCACTCGTCACGGTTCATGTTGTTGGTGTGAGTTAGGACTTCACACTTCATTTTTGCCTCCCCTGTTTAGGTTTCTATCTTACTTCAATTTATCGGTTGGGTGTGACATCAGTTGGTCACGGAGCGGATGCCAGCGGCGAGGGTGCGGAGCCCATCTAGTTGCGCTTGGCTGGCTCGGAGTGCATCCCGGCGAGCGGTCAGCAACGATGTGGCAATGAGGTAGTTGAGGCGTAGTTCCTCGCACTCATCATCAGCAAGGTCGGTCAAGTACGCCTCGGTGAGTTTGTCACCGTTCAGCGATGCCACCGCCCGGTGGCGTAGTCGGGCTTGGGCGTAGGCGGTCTTGTAGTCGGCCTCGGCTTTGGCGGCATCAACCGCAACCGTGGCGATTTCCTCCACCAACGCTTCAAGGCGAGCAATCACCCGTTGGATTTCCGGCTCGTACATCTAGTCATCACTCACGGGCTCGGGCCACGCTGAGGGCTCAATGCCGGTCAGCGAGGCAATTCGGTCAGCGAGTGTTGCCACCGGGGTCATAACACACGAACCAACGCTGTGTTCGCCATCGGTTGTCGAAACACGGCTGTCCACGCCAAAGGGCAGGATGTAATCGCCGCAAGCACACTTGGTCAACTTGCCGATGAACTCGGTGATGGCCTGCTCGTGACCGTAGGCACGGCGGTAGAGACACAGGCCAATGAGGGCGTAGGTGGCGAGGTCAAGGAAAGCATCCTCAACGCTGTCGTTGGCGAGTTCACGGCCTTGTGCGACATTGGACAACCGCCCCATTTTGTCGTTGGCACGGATCAACGCCGCCACCCAATGCGGTAGCCCGGCGAAGTTGGCACCCTCAATGACATTGGCAAAGGGCTCGGTGTCTGAACCGTAGTCTTGGCGTTTCTTATCGTGAAGTGCCTGCACCTCGTTGAGTGCCTTGTGAAATTCGCTCATGATTTCCCCTTTAGGTTTGCGATGATTAGGGCAAGCAAGGATAGTCCGTTGAGTGCCAGCCATGTGTAGATAACGGGCTTCATCGGTTGTACCACCATTGCTCAAGTTTCTTGGCGGCCACGCCGACCAACAGGCCGAACAGACCGCCCACGATTAGTTCGATGACTACCATGCGTGGCAACCTCCGTTTTGGTCGGGGATGTAATTCGGCACACCTGCCGAGGCTTGTATGCGGCGAGCCACAATCACTTGCTCCTCGGGCGTGGCGAAGTGCGGTGCCGAGGCGAAGTCTTGGCCCCCGTAGGCGTTCCAATTCACTCGGCTGATACCGAGCCCACCGTCAAAGGTTGGTTGGTCACGGTGCCATTGGCCGTGGGTTTCGCACCACGCAACCTTGTTCCACATCGTCATGATGTAGGGCGCAACCAATGGCTTTGGATCGGCGTATGCCATGACCGGCGCTAGTGCCGGGCTCGCTTGAACCAGAAACACCACGACAGTCCACGCCGCCATCCAACGCCTCATGCAATGCCCCAAAGAACAGCCGAGCGACCCGAGGCGGTAATTGACTTACCGACCTCAACCACCCGACCAGCCTTGACCAACTCAACCCGGCGAGGGCGAGCGGTGTTGGGGCTCATGTTCAGGGTGGTGGCAATTTGTTCGTCAGTCATCGGGCGAGACTTCAACGCCTCGTAGACCAACTCACGGAGTGCCGGTGCTTTGGCCGCAACGCTTTCGGCGGCAAGTCGGCTGGTGGCCGAGTGCGCTTGGTACGGCGCATCGAAAATTGACAGTTGCATTGTGCCTCCTCGTGGCTTGGTTCAGTCTAGCCCTATGGTGCAGATTTCGCAGGGTGCTTTGACAGGGCGTTTGAGTGCCACCGACTTGTGCCGGGGCTTGTGGTCTTGGCAGAAAAACAGCACTAGTTCTGACCCGTTGAACACGGGCAAAATGACTGCGTAGCCGTGGGTGCGTTGCATTAGTTCTCCTCTGGTTTGAAATCGGTGTGTTGGTTCTTGTTGCTGGGGCAACGGTGGGTGACTTGGGTGGCGATGGCTTTGACGGTCACGCCGCACTTCGGGCAAGTCCACTTGGTTAGCGGTGTCATTAGTAACCTCGGACTTCCTTGCGAAACGCTGTCAGCGCCTCAAGAACATTGGCAGGAATTTTTGAGGTGGTTGAAGTTGCGTTGCCCTTTGCCGGGGTTCCATCTTTCTTGATGCGGCTGGCGTTGGCACACACGCCACCCTCAACAAACATTGTCCAGCCCGTAATAACGATGGTCTTGCCGGTGAGCAAGTCGGTGGTGCGGTAGGGCAAAACATTTTGCGTAATTTCGCCGTAGCACATTGACGGTGCGCCAATCAAAGTTGCATCGCCCTCAAGGTTCGATCCGCTTGCAACTGCGGTCAGGTTTTCGTTGGTGAACAGGTAGTTGTATTCCCGTGCCGTGTATCCACCGAAGCGGTTGGTGTTGGTGTTCATTTGGTTGCCTCCGTTTTGTTCCATACTGAAACAGTAGCAGACTTTTGAGGCTCGTAAAGCACATTTTTGGGAAATTTTGGAAATTTTTTGAGGGGTAGTTTCCCCTTATTTTTTGGGGTTTTTCCGGTCTAGGGCTTCACGGATAGCCACCCAATCCGAGGGCCGCCACACATAAACCTCCACATTTGGCAGTTCTCGGAGTTGCCCCAAGATGAGTTCTTGTGCCGGACTGAGCCGCCCCTTTTCACGCTTGAGTTCAGCGAACACCAACCGTTTGCCTCGCCACATCGTCAGGTCGGGATACCCGGCAAGTGTCACTCGGCGGCTGTCGGGAATTGAGTAGACCGACCAACCGTTCAACCGTGCAAGGTCAATGACACGGCCTTGAAACTCACGCTCACTTTCGGGAGCGATGTAGCCCGAGGAACTGAACAGGTCAGGTGTCTTGCTCATAGTCATCACACTCGTGGTAGTCCAACCCTGCGGCAAGGATGGCTCGGGTTCGCTCGGCGGCTCGCATCATGGCATCGTCAGCCCACGCCGGAACGCTGAACCCAAACCGCTCGGCCATCGCCGGGTGGGTGGTGAGCCATGAGTGGCATGACCGACAAAGCGAGATGCAGTTGTTCACATCAACGATGGAACCACCTCGGGCTCGTGACTTGATTTCGTGAACATCGGTGGCGTGGAAAGTGCAACCGGCCACCATGAGTTGTGCTTGGCACCGGTTCATGTCACGGTCAAGAACAATGCGGCGAGTGTCCTGCCGTGCCTTTGTCAGACCACGGCGTTTCTTACTTACCGGGTTCAGTCGTGTCTTGCGCTTGAGTGGGGTTCGCTTCATTGTTCTCACGATCCGAGGTGGGTACCTCAAGGTGGGGGTCGGGCCAAACGCCTTGCTTCTCGAAAGCCTTGATGAGCCGTAGCAGACACAAACCGCAATACAGCGGTGTGGCTCCCCAATACGCATCGTGCCTGCGGATGTGCCATTGCTGGCATTGGTCACATACGCCGGGCTGTAGGTACAACAGTTCGTCATAGTGTTCTTTGACCAACTCGGTGAGCCGGTCATCAGGCACCGGTATCACTCGCAACTCATCAAGCAGGATGTCACGGTGAGTTGAGTACCCCATCATTTGCAGTTCATACAGCAACGACACGAGGGGTGGCAACTTCGGTGAGTTCACATCCTCTTGGGGCATCGGCCCAACCTCCGTGGTCATAACACAATGTTAGAAGCCGACCAAATCGGCAACCGGTTGCTCGGGCTGGCGCTCGCCAAAATTCACCGTGGCGGCGAGTTCCTGCATCCGCTCGTAACGCACTCGGTGGTCGGGCTCGGCTTGAAGTTCGTTGATGAGTGTGGCGAACCGACCTGATGTGTTCCACGGCTTCACAGCGTTGGAGCAAGTCTCGTTCACAAGTTGGCGAACATTGGGGGCGTACGAACCGAACCGGTCACGCCACCACTCAAAGTCCTCACGCTTGGCTTCGGCTTCGATCCGGCGAACAATCGGGCTCACATCGGTCATGTCTTTGGCCGCATCTATGCGAACCGTGTACGCCTGCATTGCCGCCGTACGAAATTCCGCAATGGTCGGGAAGCGGTTGCTCGTTTCGATGAGCGACTGAACTGCCACCGCCGCATCATCCGGGCGAACCTTACGCATGAGGGCAAGCCACTCATCTACTTGCTTCTTGGTTCCCTCTTTGCCGAAAGCGTGGAACAGCCGGTCTAGCAAGACCATGAGGCCATCATCTTTTGTTGGGTTGTCTGTCATTAGTTTCCTCTCGTTGGTTAGTTATCGTACAGGTCAAACACGCTGAACTCTTTGCGTTTGGCGGCAAGTTCTGGCGATCCGTCAAGGTAGTCACGCCACCGCTCGTTGGGGCCGTAGAAAGTTGTACCGAGCATTGTGTATTTCGGTTCCTGTCCACGGCGTAGTTGTGCGTAGTTGCGTGTTGCTTCGGTCAGTTGTTCAACGGTCACGCCCTCAATGAGCCGTGCCATGAACGCCGCCTCCGCACCTTTGCGGTTTGTCTTTCGTGGGTACTCATCCCACACAGGCACGAATAGTGCCTTTGTAGTGTCTTTCTTTTGTATCTCTCTTTTCTTTGTTATCTTTTCTTTGTAGTTGCTGGTTACCGTGCAATGGTTCACCGCTGTCGGTTCAACCGTCAACGGTTTTCGGTGCAACGGTGAGGGGTGAATTACCCAATCAACCGAACTGAACCGGCCACCATCTCGGTTCTCAACTCGCTCGGCGTAACCGCTCGCCATGAGTTCATCGAAAATGCGGTCAAGGCGGTTGCGACCAATGTTGAACTCGGCCTGTAGTTGGGTCTTGTGAATTTGCCAATCACCCGGCTTGGACAACAGGTAGGTCAGTAAACCCCGAGCCTCAAGGCTCAATGTGTTGTCTTGAAGCGTGGCGTTGGGAATTGTGGTGTACGGCGTGTTGCCGATCCGAAACTTGATAATGCTCATCGGTTCCTCCTCTTTTGGGCTAGTAGTTCTACCCGTTCCTTGTGACTTTTGCCGCCCCACACACCGTGCAGGGCTGTGGTCTGTTCGACCTCAAGGGCGTACTCCAAGCAATCACGGCGCACCGGGCAGGCACGGCAAATGGCTTTCGCTGGTCGTGGGTCGTAATCGCCCTCTGATGGCCCGAAAAAGACATTGAGGGGTAGACCCATGCAGGCGGCCATAGAACGCCACACAGCCTCTTTGGTGCGGTCTGGTGTCACTTTGCACGGGCTCCGTAGACATACCCACCTCGGCGGCGGTTTGCTTCGTAGGCGTTCTTGGCATCCTTGCAAGCCCGGCACGGTATCTCGCCACGCTTGCGGTGTTCGCTGAACATGGCCATAGTGCCGTGCATCTCGGGGTTGGTGATGGCTTTGTCAATGTCGTTTTGAACCTGCTCGGCTCGGTATCGCCGGATGGCCTCACGCTGTTTGGGTGTGGTGGCCGCCCAAATGCCAACATTGCTGTCCATGCTCAATGCGAACTCAAGGCACTCCATCGCAACGGGGCAACCCGAACACACGGCACGGATCGCATCCGGCACATTTTCATCGTCACTTCGTTGCTTCGGAAAGAACAGGTCAAGTGGCAGACCGAGACAGGCCGCTTGCTTTCGCCAACCGCTCATCGGCCACGCTCGTTCCACAGCACGAACGCCATGCCGACAATGATGGCAACCACGCCGATGCACAACAACTCAAACGCAAACGCTTGGACTACCAAGCCGAGGTTGGTTGGTGCTTGCGGCAGGTACCGGCACAGGTGGATAGCCAATGTGTGACCAATGGCAATGGAAATCAACGCCGTTGCAAAGCGTTGGTTGTTCAGGTTCTTGTTACTCATGTGAGCCTCCCTTGTAGTGAACCGGTCAAAGTCTTACACCGATCCGTCACTTCGTCAATAGTTTTTTTCTGGTGGGTAACCAAAGCCCCGGCTGGAATAAAGGGGGTTCCAACCGGGGCTTCAGGTTTCAGGTGTCTGCTCCCGATTTGGGGGGCAGGGTCACACTACCGTGACTTGCGCTCCAATGCTCGCCGTGTCTCACGGTTCGGTGTGGTTTTCGTTTCAGCCAACGCCTCGGTCAGAGTGCGGATGGTTGAGTGAGCCGACAGCAGGCAGTATTGAAGCAACTGCGTTTCGGTCATGTCGGCAACCTTGACGGTCTTGGAACCGGCAAAGATGAGTTCGGCATCCTCTTTGGAAAACTCCAACTCGGCTTCGACCTGTCGGGTTCCGTCAAGGATGGCACGAACCGCCTCGCTCAACTTGGCTGGTGGCATTAGAAGCCGCCCCTGTCGGTTGACTTGGGTTGGTTCTTGGTCACCTGAGCCGTGGCGAACGACAACGCCGCACCCACTTCGTCAGCCACGATTTCAATGGCTGAACGCTTGTCTCCCTCGGTGGTTTCCCAACTGCGTTGCTCCAAGCGCCCGGTCACGACAACCTTTTGGCCTTTCATCAGCGAGTTGCCGATGTTCTCCGCAAGTGATCCGTAGGCGGTGACATCGAAAAACGATGTCTGTTCCTGCCACTCGCCGTTCTTTTGGAACCGGCGGCTGACCGCAATACCGAACTTCACGGTTGCGTTGCCTGATGACAGGAACTTCACCTCGGGGTCACGAGTGAGGTTTCCAACTTGGGTGATGCTGTTTGACATGGGTTTCCCCTCTTTCTATTCCGTGAACGGGGCAGACATTGCCTCGTTCAACTTTGTCAAGACCACCGTGACTTGCTCGGTGGTCAGGTCGTTCAGACTACTCAACTCGGTGGAACCGATGGCATCTAATACGAACTGCTTGCGGATCGCCGCTTCGGGCGAGTAGTTGTTCAACGCCGACTTGAGGTTGTCAAGGTCGGGGTTGTTGTTGGGCTTGGCGATGGCGGCCACACGACCAGCCTTTGCCATTTCCTCACGGCTCGGGCGAGCCCCACGAGGTGCGAAGTTGGCGTTTGCCAATGCACGACCAATGGCCGAGGTTTCGCAGTTCTCCAATGCCGAGGCAAAGTTCACACGCTTCGGGTTCGGGTCAACACGCTCCTCGGCGTACCCGGTTGCGAAAGGCACGGCATCACCAATGTTGCGGTAAATGCTTGCCTTGACAATGAATTGGTCGGTGGAGTGTGAGACAATTTCGGTGTCCACACGGCCATCGGGGTACTGCTCCCAATACCGAGCCAATCGAATTTCCACGGGCTCGTAATCGTTGATGTTGAAAGCCATTAGCGGCTCCTCCTCTGTTTGGTTGTTTTGTTCATTGTGTCAGATGCCTGTGACATCCAACGGTAGGTAGTGGTCACGCTGACCACCGCCCCTTTCTTGGAAAGGTGAGCCGCCACATCACGGACACTACGCCCGTGAGTGAGGCAAGCCTTGAGGAACTTATCTAGCCCCCCGTTCATCTCCAAGTCTTTGAGTGCGTACAACGGAGTGGTCATGCAGTCCAACGCTCCAATACATACGCAACGCTTTCATCCCACGCCGACCACTTGATGGTCAGGGTTGGCTTTTCAGTTATCTCATCGTGTTCACGGTTCACTTCGATTTCGCCCGTGACGGTGTTGAACACAATGAACACTCGCTCGTTGTAGGCCGATCCGTGAGCGGCGTAAATCACCCACTCATCGGTGCCACCCTCGTACTTGAAGCCGAGGTCAATTAGTTGGCTCGTAATAGCGTGACCCATCACTTCACCCCTCTCTTTGGTTTGCCGGTCAAGACTTTCTCGCCGGGTACTGCTCGCCATTGGCGGCCAAAGGTCACCATGACATACTCAACCGCACCGTCATTGAGACAGGCGTGGATGAACTTGCCGACCTCGCCATCAACCGTGATGTTGTCACCACGCTTCATGCCGTTGAAGTCGGTTGCGTACTCTCGCACTAGTTGGCCGCCTTTGCTTCGTCAAGGTGGTCTTGAACGAGGTAGTTGAGTTCACGGCGAACAACCTGCATACTGCCCGTCATGGCGCTGGTCTTGGTTGCGTGTTCGTACCAACCGCAAGTGCAGTTCGCTTCAACCATGTCTGCATACTTCGGGCTTCGCTTGGTGGTGACCTTGTGCTTCATTACTTGGCCCAACCTGTCCTCTTTGCAAACACCGCTACTTGGCGCTTGGCTTGAGCGAGAGTGCTGAACTGATAGTCATGGAAACCCGGCACTTCGTCAGCCGGATTGTCGTTGTTGTCGTAGATGCTGAAACCACGAACATCAGCCTTTACGATTGTCCAACCTGCTTC